TTACGACCATCAATGGCTAGATACAAAGTTAGTTGAAATGTATAGAGCATCTCCCACGACTTGAATGTCATAGGACCTTGTTTGAAACCATCATAGGTTACAAAGATAGCAGGCAAGCTTCTACCCGCTGTAAGCTTTGGACGTGTCTCAACATGATCAATGCCCGTAACAGTACTAGCAAGGGCACCAATAGCTTCCGCGACATTTTGAAGGTTGCTAGACATTATCTAAACCCCAAGCCAACCCAAGCCAGCTTGTTAAGTTGCACGCCTGCTTCCGTTACGAGTGCCGGGGCAGCAATTTTAGTCTTGGCCATATAATCAGTACCCTTATACTCCAAAGTTTGAGCGATTCTGTATACGTCGCCCTCATCCCCACCAAGCTTTATCATTACCCATTCACGAAGGGAGTAATACTTCCCTCCGTCAGGGTTGGCAGGGCCACTATGATACCCACTATCTTGTTGAGGGCCATAAGGGTCGCCCGGTGCGACCGTAGCTTTATCTGGAGTGACAATTGAATCGCCGCCTCCTCCAACAAACATCTCTTGCTTAAGGTTTCCAGAGAGCCCCATGGGAGCGCCCTCAGCAGCCATAGTAGCCAACTTAAGTTGAAGTTCGGTCATAACAGCCAACCGAATAGAAGGCTCTTCAGCCTTAAAGGCAGCAAACTGCCCATTAGGATTATGTGGGGCATATATTAAGGTCATATTGACCGTGACGCTCATGACCCAATCCAATGTACTTGGAGAACACGGTTGCGCAGGATCTCTTTCACGGCGTAAGGGATAGCAGCACGGGAACCAGTAGCACTACCTTGCTCAGGAGAGTAGTTCGCAGGACCTTTCTCCCACAAGCTCTGAACCCAAATGTAGGTAGCGAGCTTAAAGTCCTCGGGAACTCCCGTAACACTGAGAAGCTCCCCAAGGGTCGGATCACCCTCTTCACCCTCACCTAGTGGGGGGTCGTAGGTGACGGCTTCGCGTACTTGTGTGCCATACCCTGCGATGTATTCACATTCTACGAGCATAGGGCCTGTGGCAAAAGTACTAGCAGTAGGAGTAGTCGCATCAGTAAGAAGACGTCTCACTGCTCCGAGATCAGGATCATATAGGTAGTCAGTACCCTCAGTGAGTTCGATAGCATCTTCAGTTACAGCGGTACAAGAGGCGACGGGGAGGGTTGTGAAAAAGATGTACTCCCCGCCGCCATCATTGTGCTCGATAACAGTCTTCTGAATTACTGGCTGCCCTACAAAGGACTCGATACCCTCACTAACCCAGTTAACGAAGTTATACAGAGTGTTCAGCTCATCATCTGTACGGTCTACTTCTGAAGTCTCCGTAAAGAGAGCCTCACGGATCTCCTGTTTGGTGACGAAGGCCTTTGCTGAGAGTCGAACAGTGACAGCCATTTGCGTTACGCTTTCTTCTTGTCAGGATCCTTGGGGTCTTCGTCCTTCGGAGCTGCAGGCTTCTCATCCGCCGTCAACTTAACGGCAGTCTCGACGGGAGGCTTCGCAGGCCCCTTCTTAAGGGCATCCTTCTCGCCCATGACCATCTCGCCGTTAGATATCTCAGGCATGGCATCGAACTCGCCAATAACCCACGTAGGCTGGGCCTTCTGAACGACCTTCAACTGGGCATCAGAGAGAATCGTACCAGCCTCAATCGAGACGATGCGATCTTCACCCTCTACGGTATCAATATAGTTGTACTCGAAAGCCAACTTCTTTTTATCTGCCATTGCTTCCTCCTCGGGCGTTAAAAGGATCAGTTCTCGACGATGGTACCCGTAGCCTGGAGCTCACAGCTGTAGCCAGTGTACTCACCGACAGTGAATGTCCTCTTGTAGCTCACGATCCAGATGCCCCCACCGGTACTCGCGACACCGTCACCCGTGATGGTCTTCGAACCACCAATCGTGAGGCTAAACTGCCGATACGCCGCGTTGGTGTACTTACCGATGTTAAGAACGGCATCAGGTCCAACAGTAGCGGTGTCGTCGTAGTAACCCTCGATCGTGAAGGGCTCGTACTTCTTGAAGACACTTACCAAGAACTGGGCAATCGCAGCTCCAAACGGGGTAGACTCGACCAGGGGTCGAGTAACATTGATCTCCCCGAACTTAGTAATGTACTGAGTAAAGCTTGTAGTCAGTGCACCCCCATCTGAACGAGCAATCTCGAACAGAAGGTTCGGGCTGCTATATTTAGCCATTACTCACACTCCTTATCTGTTAATCGCTACAGCAGCCGTAAAGGTAGCCGCGGCTGATCCGACGGTACCACCCCAAGCCCACTTCAGTGCGATATACCTGTTGACGGTCATGTCGGCTGAAACAACCTTGTATCCTGTAATACCGGGCGCAGTAATGTTAGCAGTTGCACATTGAGACAAGAAGGTACCTGTAGTAGTACTATCCTCAAAGGTGATCGTCAGACCAGAACTCGTGGACTGAGTAAAAGATGTGATGCAAACGTACAGGGTACAACCAAGGGACGTTGAAGGTGATCCTGAACCCCCGTAGGCGTTCAAGTCAAGGTACGCACCCTCAGTGTTACCATTACCGGTATACACCTGAAGAGGTGCCAAGATAATAGCCTCGTCACGCACCCCCGAGATACTTAGATCAAAGGAGGCCTTATGATACTGACCAACTTCAAAGCCTCTTTTGTAACCCGAACGAATCGCACCGCCAGCACAGACAGCATACTTACCCGCAGTATTGCCCTGATAAGCCATCATGAAGACTTCTTCGGTTGAAGCCATGCCAACCATTGCGGCGTTAATACTATCGGCGGCATCGTCGTACCAACCCTCATGACCTGAGATCGAGTACTTCTTAAAGGCCGTTCTGCCATACACCTGTGTACCGACGCCGAACGGTGTAACGTCTGCAATGGGAGCTTCAACTCCGTCTTCCAGCTTACTACTGACATTAGTCAGGTTATACTGCCCGACGAGAAGGTACCCGATGCTCGATGAACTATATTGAGCCACTTATCAACCCTCCTTCTCTTCGGTCTCAACCTTTACAGGAGCCTTCGATGGCTTAATATCTCCCGATTTCAAAAGGTCCTCTGTTACCTCTGAAGGGATATCATTCACAACATCCCCCGGATAAACGGTCTTCCAATTGAGCGTGCCTTCCCACTTGCCTGACAGGGCCTTCTTGAGGGACACGGCATCTGCGGGATACCTCAGCTCCGTAACGATCTCAAACCACTTAGCCGCAGCCATGAAGCCTCCTCAACTACTGCTAGGCAGTGATATAGAAGCCCTTGACGATCACGCGGGCACCAGTAGCGGTACCAACATCAGCGCCCGTTGGCTGACACTTAAGGCCCTTACCGGTTGCCGTGGGGAAGCACAGTCTGGTCGCGACAACGGTGCCTCCGGTTCTGCTGACCCAAGTACCATCGGTGCAGTCAGCCTTAACATGAGATAGGACAACGCCGCCATCTTCATCCACGACCTGGAGGAGCACGAGCGAACCCCCAGCAGCTGCACCGCCCGTAACCTTAAACGTGACGTCGGTAGGCACGAACGACTTGCCCACGATCCCGGGGACGATGACCATACCGCCTTGAGTAGTACCGTTAAACTCAGCAATCGTCATCGTGATGTCCCAAACAGCAGGCAGACGCCACTTCATTTCCTGCGTAAGCGGAGACGAGATCTCCGAAGAAACAACTGTAGTAGCCATACTATACTCCTTCTAGTAAGAGAGGGGAGTTGGGGGTATATCCCAACCCCCCTCTCTACGCCTACTTAAGATCAGGTGATGTTGTAGCCGTACGCCAGGGCGCCCCAGAAGGGGAACTGAATGTCATAGCGGCTGAACACGACGGCCTTGGTCTGATCAGTATCGATAACCTGCTCCATCGCGATTCTCATGTCGCCACGACGGCCGATGATCACGCCGTACGGACGGTTGATGAGGACCATCGACTTCTTGACGTTCGTGGTATTGTCCCTCTGGCCCGTAGCACAGGTAAGCGGGATACCATCAGAGATGATCAGTGGAATGCCAAAGTACCTGGCAAGCTCACCGGTCAGGATCGTGGCGTTCTGACCATACTTGTCAGGCGTCAGGACGTTGGCGATCGAAAGCATATCGTACCAAAGCTCACGAGGAATGACAGCCGCGATATCGTTAGGATTCACGCCGTACTTACCCAGCTTGGCACGAAGCAGGTTGAACTTGGTATCACCCATCGCGGCGTTGATATCAAGAGCCTGCGCGGTGTGGGAGATCAGGCAGCTGTGCACGACGCCGTCGCACTGGAGCCAGTAGTCCTTGGCGCCAGCAGTCGTGGTAGGAGCGGTGTTCAGATTGTTGATGTTCGTGTTGGCGGTCGTCTCATCGCCCATGAGGAAGGCGCGCTCCCAACCGTTACGGGTAATGCGAACGAGATCCTCACGAATCACCGGAAGGACAGCGATCAGGGCGTCCTCTTCGAGCTCCGTGCTCCAGAACACACGAGCACCAAGCTTCTTGGCGTTGAACGTGATCTTGTCGAACGACAGATCGCTACCGGCAACAGCAGTCGCAGTATCGGTCGTGGACTCATCGACACCATAGATCGTCAGACTCGAAGCCTGATAAGGCATCTCCCACGGGTTGTTCGGCATATCCATGACACGGAAGTTAGCCATCATTGGGGCTTCCTTCTCAATGTCCATGTAGAGCTGACGCTGCAGGACCGCAGGCACGAGAGTCGACGTATCCGCCGTATCAAGAGCCTTCTGGATCATCTGCTCGCTGTACTCAATGCCACGCTGATTGTAGTAGGCCTTAGAAAGAGCCTTGGCGTTCATCTGCGAAGGCGCCTTACCAGCGACCTTGAGAGCCAGCCACATCTCAGCGGCAAGCTCAGGGGCGACAGGAACAGGACCCTCCGGAGGAGCGATCGACTTGGTCTCAGGAGTACGAGCACCGATCTGTGCATCAACGATCTCATCAACCAGCTTGCGCAGGTTGGTATTCCTAACGTCCACACCCTCTTCAGCGGCCTTCTTAGCTTCGGCCATCTTCTTGAGCTGTGCAAACGCCTCGTCAGCAGTCATTCCCTGATCAACAAGGGCCTTCTCGAGAGCGTCCATCCCTCACCTCACCTTTATTTCCAGGCCTTGCCGGCCAGATACTGGAGACGTTCGTCAATGTACTTGGCGATCTGCTCCGTCGGGTCATCTTCTTCTATAGTATCAGCGTTTCTCGTAAGAAGAGCAACAGCTTCCTCTTCGGTCAGTCCGAGTTCTGTGAGTCTTTCTCGAAGATTGACCGTTGCATCATTTCCGACTTCGATTTCTTGCTGGGTTTCGACTCCTTCGGTTTCGGCGGCCTTTTCTTCTTGATCGTCCGTAGACTCTGCTTCTGCCGCTTCATAAGCATCCAACTTAAGTTGCAAGTCTTCAAGGGCAGTGTCCTTCTTAGCACACTCTTCACACTCTTTAACTTCCACCGTGGTCCTCACCTCCTCAGCCTTACTGGACCGAAGAAGTTCATTGAGGACCTCTTCCGGTTCTTTGCCATCGGTAGCAATGCTCATGTAGTCCAGAAACTTCTGGTAAGCATTGCGTAGGGCGTTTGGGTTCGCAGGGATCGGAACACCTGAAAGCTCGAGGAGTTCCCACTCGAGATACTTGTACGCAGGCGGCCATGTAGGCTCACCATCTTCACTCAAACGCCTCTCGGCCTTGTGGGCGATAATTCCGACGCTTACGGCGTGCAGGTACCCATCCTTGTACTTGCGGTACACCTCCATTGCAAAGGGATCCTTAGCGTCGAACTGGATCTTGAAGTCCGCGCCCACACCTGAGATCTTCTCAACGCTGAGAGCCTTACCGATTGGCAACGTCATGCCAGCATGATCGTGGGCCCAAAGGAACAGGGGATTCTTAGAATAGTTGGCGAAATCTCCACCGTCAGCGACGATTACATCCCCCGAACGATCCACATCTTCAGTAGTACCTCTGAAGGTTAGGACCTTGGCCTCATCATCGAACTCTTTGACCTGGAAATCAGCATAGCAGCTCTTATACCCAAGCTGATCCTGCACCACCTCATTCATGATCTACTCCCCATTGACGACTTAGTTTAGCTTCCTCGTAAATTGATTCCACGATCTTTTCAACGTAGGCCTTAGAAGCAGCATCTCCATTACCGTTAGGAGGAGTATCACTCACAGGAGTATCTTTTTCACCTGGCGGTGCAGGAGTCTTGGAAGGATCCGCAGAGTCAGGATTGTCACCAAGTAGTGGATGACCACTAAGAGGCACGAAGTTAACGGGGATAATAGGATCATCGCCCCAAGGAACCTTGGGCATTCCAAGATCACGCCGAATATCGTTAACAGTCATCACAGCCATTGTACCATATGCCTTGTGCTTCTCCAATAGCAAAGCCTCGTCGCGTGGGAGAATATTCAGAAATTCGCATTTGATGTTGTCGCCGTATCTTGGCATTAGGAACGTATTTAGGGTGCCTGCGATGTTTGAAAGGGCTGGGCCGACTGTCTGAGTGCCAAAGTTCTGCTCATCTGACAAGGCTGTAGCCTTGTTTACATCTTGAACAAGGCCCACCTGAGACTTGGGTACGCCAAAAGCAGCCAGAATAGTCTCGCGAGCATTGTCCATCTGGTTAACGAAGTCCATATCTTTGTGGGAAAGACCTACCTCCTGGAAGCGTAGGCCATTTGTAGCAACCGCAACCTTGTGCCAGTTTGCTTGGCCGCGCTGTTGCTGCTCCCACATCCTTCGCAGGCGATTTACTTCCTGCCGATCCAACGAATGGTCGGTAGACAGGTATCCGCCTGGTTGTGCACTGTTACGGAAGAACTGGTAGTTGTAGATCTCAGCATTCTGGTACGCTGCGAGAGTGTAACGCAAAGCAGACAGAGGACTCGCACCACGATAAAAGGCACCAGGATCAGGGTTCGGGTAGAAGAAGTGTATGATCTCTTCAGGTTTGAATGCCACCTGCTTACCCATTACATCGTAGAGATAACCCTTAACCATTTGGCCTTTAGGACCACCAGGGACGATCTTTACGAATGAGGGGATTAGAGGATAGATTTGGGCCGGGCCGCCTACAACATTCTCATTGATGTACCAAAAAGCCTCACCCGCTGATTCCATATGCTGGTGCAACAGTGTGCGTAGCTGCATCTGAGACATCATGTCATTGGGTCGATCCATGACATCAAGGAAGACGTGCTGTTTTACATACTGTTTGGTACCATCTGAATCAGTCGTGTAGAGGGCTAGATCAGTACTCGCGCACTTCTTCGACACACGATTAACACAAATGTAGACCCAAGCTGCGTTACCGTATTGCTGAAGGTACGACTCTGTGTCAGTAGCCGGCCCGACCCCCTGATCCCCTACGGTCTCTACATTGTAGAGATAAGGGGCAGGTTCTGAAGGCATCCCTGTTGCTTTTGTAATCGCCATGAGAGCTCGATGAACCATACCGCCCTCAGAAACCTTCATTCGTCCTCCCCCCACACTGAGAGCAGATCCGAAGCCTTCATATTATTCTCTTCCCAATATAAGAGAGTTTGAGTCATGGCGTCGACCTGATCGTCGTGCATCCCTGTAGGGAACCGTGCACATTCATCGACGAACTCCTGTACATCGAACGTGGCTACGTTCTTGTGCGGTATCCATATATTACCTGATTCGATGCTAGGAGTCACGGCGAACACTCGGGCTTCTTTACTATCCTTAGGATCGTATGGTATAAGCCCCGATACCGTACTATTCAAAGAATCGATAACAGCAGGCCCGTTAGCCTTGGCTTCAATGAGCTTCCTACGAGCAAGAGGCCACTTTTTAGTCAATCTTTCCACAGCTCGCTGGGTCTGAGTAAAGGTCATACGATCGCGTACCTGATCTAATAGATACCTATTAGCCTTACGACGTCCCCAAACTTGGCCAACAACAAAGTCCGACTGTTTGGTATCCTTGAAGGTCATATCCCAACTTTGAATGATCTCATCAAAGCTCTTAGGCAGGGTTTCATTAACGTAGTAACTCCACCACTTACGCATGATAATTGAGCCCTCAAAGGCGCTTGGCTTCTGCTGATAGAGGGACTGCCAGACGTACCTGCCCACTGAGTTTTGGATGCGGGCAAAGTCTTTCTCAGTATATCGTTGAGGGCATAAAGCTTCACCAAGCCGCCGACCAATAGGATCGGGATCCGCATCGGCCAAAGCAGGCATTTCAATGATCTCCCACTCTTCATCCGACTCCGCCAGAATACGCCCAGCCAGATCGTCCTCATGCCAACGAGTCATCATGATGACAGCTGCAGCACCAGGCTCGAGTCGGGTGTAAGCAACCGATTGCCACCATTCCCAGGCTCTCTTGCGCGCTGTGGGGGACATGGCTTCTTCGAAGTTCTTCACGGGGTCGTCGATCACAAGGACGTGGGCGCCCTTTCCCGTCATTGGGCCGCCAACACCTGCCGTATTCATGCTTCCACCCTGGTTTACGGCCCAGGATTTAGCCGCACTTTGACGGTTATCTAGGGTGACCCCAAAGACAGAATCGCCCACATCTGTCAGGACTCCACGCGATTTTCTGCCCCAAGATTCGGCGAAATCCGCCTCATATGAGGCCAAAATGACGTGTTTATAGGGCCAATTTCCCAGCATCCAAGCCGGAAAATAGTGCGAAATTAGCTCACTTTTGCCGTGTCTTGGGGGCATAAATACCATCAAACGCTTGCATCTACCGGCCCCAACTTCGACAAGTTTACGGTTTACGACCTGTAGATGCGCATATAGCTTCCAACGACCCTCAGAATGATACTTTGCAAGGCCTGCAGGGGTCAACTTGGCTTGCAAAAGAGGATCATCAATTAGAACATCTTTTACCTGGGTAGCCATTAGATGACTTCTAGTGTACCCGCACGCTTCACAGGAATCTCCGGGTTATCAGACACCTTCACCCATACAATATAGTCACCAGCAGTCAGAGTAGCAGCTCCTCCAACGCCAACTAGGCAACGAGCATAGTACTTTCCAGAAGTTGTCTCCCATGAAGCCGTCTTCCAGGATACATCTGTCAAGTCATCCGTTAGAGTAAATGCCATAGTTACAGCGTCACTGGTGGGATTGTATTCTGACCCATTCTTAACGGCGGTAACCTGTACCTTTACGTACTCAAGCGATGATGAACTGAGTTTCATCATACTCTCGGACCTCCCACTTTCCAGCCCTCTTCGGGCGTATCTGCGTCAGCGTCGACGCTGGGCCTACTTGTTATCCAACCAAGACTCATGGAGTAACTCTGCCCCCAATTACTAGTTGGATTACTTAAGCGCCAATTGCTCTCAGGAGCCTCTACTTCAAATGTTATATCAGTACTATCGGCATAGGCAACAATGGTGACCGACGAGACAGAACTGATAGTGAAGTTCGCGCTGGCTTGGCTAGTGGTCTGAGTAACTATCGTCACTCTCGACACACTCTCCAGTGTCGAGTTCATCTCGAAGGTAGCGTGAGCAAGCGTACTGCTGATGGTCACCGAGCTGACGGACTCCTTCGTCAGGCTCATCTCGTGCGTAGCGTGCGTGAGAGTGGGAGTGACCGTTACTGCTGAGATGGACTCCTTCGTGAAGGCCATATCGTAGGTAACATGGGCGACCGAAGTGGTGATGGTAACTGCAGAGATGGACTCTGGTGTTGCCGCCATCTCCAGTGTCGCCTGAGTCAGGCTGGTGGTAATCACCAC